CAGCGCCAGCGCCGCGCCAGCCCATAACATCAGCATGGAAGGCTCCGACTGGCGCAGGTCTTTATAGGTTAAAGTGTAGCGGTTCATCGCGTTATCCTCCAATCTCCAGAGATTCAAACAAAAAGGCAAACCCGCTTCCATCCTCCAGCGTGATGAGCAGAATGTTCATGGTCATTCTCCACTTCTCACTTTTTCAAGTGCATCGGCGCGGGAACGAGCGCGCACATAAGTACAACACGGGCTGCCGTCGATCCAGCCCCAGACACCCCAGACATTAGATGGGCCGCCCCAGTACGCGCCACCCTTGTCGTAACCGTCCCCGCCCCCCTGGTGACGGGCATAAAGGCGGCGCATACCTTGAAGGTTTGCGGGGTTATCACCGCGCCGCCCTAATGGGGCACCGTATCGGCTGGAAACCTCGGGGAAAGGATTAAATTGTTTCATTATGCTCCCCCTCCCCAAAATTTTCCCGATTCCTCAAATTTTGGTTTACAGGATTTACAAGAGGGCCCATATCGCTCGGCATAATCTGCCATTTCGTCATAAGTATTAAAATCATGTTCCTCGCCACATTCTGGGCATGAGCATGACCATGCGACATCGAAACCAATAGAGCAATAAACGCATCCTGGCCAGTCCTCGCTACATACCCACACATTCCCAGAGCTTTGATTAACCCCGGCTTGCGTATGCTTATCAACGACCAGACCGGCTGCTTTGATCTCTTGCAAACAGGCTACCAACCGATCCAAGTCCGCACCGTTGAACTGCTCAAAAAATGTCATCATGATATAAACTCCTCAGAGGGAAAGAACAAAAATACAAACGATCCAGAATACAACCAACGCCAATGCTGCACCAACACATACCAGCAGCGTTGATGGTTCAGCCTGGCGCAAGTCTTTGTATGTCATGCGGTAGCGGTTCACGATTTTACCTTTCTATAATCTGCGTGGGCAATGCCAACAGAATAACTTAATGACTTGGCTGCCCACATAATCGCTGCATTATATTGTCCCTTGTCATACTGGTGAATTGCGTCTGCCAGACATACCCTAGCTGACGATTCCATTGTGGCGTTGTTGCCAATATGCTTTCTAGCTAGAATAATCGCATCGTTGGCGCTAGTGTAGGTAGGTGTTACGGCCAATGCGTGGCGTAGGTCTTTGTAGGTTATACCGTTCATGATCTTTCTCCAGGTGTTCGCCATCATCGGCGTGACTGAACTATAGATAATCATCCCTAGTCTGTCCAATCAAATGTTTTTATGGCTGGATAAATAGAATTTATTGACATATGTCAACTTTAAAATAGCCAGAATGGCAACGCACCAGCTTGATATATAAGTATGTGATAATGCACTGTTTTGGTGCAGTGCTGGGGCATATGTGTATAGTTATAGTGTGGTTGTATTGCATCTATAGTGTACCCAACAAACTGCATACGGCCTATTACTAACCGTATACGACCTCTACCAATCTCCTATGCCTATGATATATAACCATAGTTAGACATATGACTAACGATATATGACTATGACTAATGATGTATGACTATAGCTAAAGATGTATGACTATGACTAATGATATATGACTATGTTGGTATTGGTGCTGGGATGGTGGGGGGAGGGGTGGCACCGTTGCTAAAGAAATTGTGGTATCACTATTAGTACATGAGAGGGTAAAATTGACCTATATCAGTACATGAGAGGGTAAGATTGACCTTTACTACCTAACAAATAAAAAGACCATCAACAAACGTCAATGGTCATCATAAACTAAACAGTAATTAAGTTGATCTATGTCAATAACAGTACTATAAAGTGTTATAGAACACTTTAGGTCTATAACAACTCTATAGAGTGCTATAGAACACTTTAGGTCTACATAGCCTATAAAGTGCTATAACAACTCTATAGAGTGCTACAGAGTATTATAGAGTGTTATAGAACACTTTAGGTCTATAACACTCTATAGCACTATTGTTATTATATATTGTAATAGGTTTACAGAGCCCTCTCTTTTACGTCGCCCCCTTCTTAAGTAAGATTATACCATATAGAATATATTTCTGTCAAGTGTTATTTTTTACTCAACGGTGTTGACATTTACAAACTGTTTTGTTATAATGATGTCTACTACTAAATTTATTTTTAGGGAATAGTACGAATAATGGAAAACACAGGATCACGCATTAAGAAAAAAACAGGACGCAGAACTATAGAGACTGTTAATAAGATTAGAGCTGCTGCTGGTCTACCTACTTATGGCCCTACTGAGCCAGAGGTTAAAATTGTTAAAGAAGTTAAAGTTGTTGAAGTACCTAAAATAGTTAAGCAGGTTAAAGTTGTTAAGGTACCTAGTAAGCGTAGAGGACGACCACCAAAAGTAAGTATTGTTGCTAATACGGACAAAGCACGACAACAACAGTTAATGGCTGCCCTATTGCATAGCAAGGGCAGACACGTTATTAATAAGATTATTTCTAAAGCATTAGACGACGAAGATAAAGATCAAGTATCTTGTTTAAAGATGTGTGTTGATCGCATTATCCCAACATCGTACTTTGATAAAGCTAAAGAAGCGGGTGTAAAAGGTGTTACTATCCAGATACTCGGCGTTGGTTCTACTGATCCTTTGTTAATCAACACCGCTGTTGCTGCCGAAGAAGAAGAAGAAGATATTACAGATTTAATTGAGCATGATGAAATAATGGAAGATAATGTCTGAATTTACTCCAGTAACTTATATACCACGTAATCTACCTGCTTTGGGTGGCACATGGCCGTCCCGTAATACTGTTTATAATACAAGTGTAGACCCATCTAAAGACGCAATAGAACCTATAATGGGCCTATCAGATATTGCTCCTGACGCGGTTAAACGAATTACTGGTAGCGATGTAGCGGCAATAGCCTCTGGGTTATTTTCACCTTTCTCTATTGTTAAAAAGACACCAAAGGCTAATCTAACAGAAGGTCAGGACATCTACAGAGCCGTTAGGAACCCGGTAGAAGGGCGCGTTAGCAGACGAGAAAATTATCCTGAATATGAATTTGGTATTCATGTAACTGTTGATCCACAGACAGCAAGGTGGATTAGGGATACTAATCAATATGGCCCAGATATACTGACTATGAAATCTAAAGTTAGTAAGCCGATCTGGGTTTCTGATGGTGAATGGGACCCCAAAAACCTGTCGGAAAGACTTGTTAAAGAAAATGCAGATAAACTGTCTGATAAACTTGCTGCGGATATATTAAAAGTAGGGTTTGACTACGACATAAGCCGAGTACAGTCATTGTACTCCGAGCAGGGGGCTGTTATGACAAAGTACGCCAAGAAGCTACAGAAACTTCTCATGGATAACGGGTACGATCATATTAGCTATATTAACACGATAGAGGGAGCGCCTGTAGAATCTGCGATACTTTTTTCCAACGCAGCGGCCACCGCCCCAAAACTAACACAATAATTACCGATGGCTAACTTACAAGTCAAACTGCACGACAAACAACTAGAAATATTCAATGCTACGGAACGCTTTAAGGTTGTTGCTGCTGGCCGTCGCTTTGGTAAGTCTCGTTTAGCGGCTTGGACTCTAATCATCGAGGCGCTAAAGTCTAAAGATAAAGATGTTTTTTATGTTGCTCCAACATTTCAACAAGCTAAAGATATTTTATGGTCTTTGTTAAAAGAAATTGGGCACGAAGTTATTAAGGCCGCTCATGAAAATACAGCGGTTATTACTTTAATTAACGGGCGTAAGATATACTTAAAAGGATCTGATAGACCGGATACATTGCGTGGTGTAGGTTTGGCATATGTTGTTATTGACGAATACGCCGATATGAAGCCACAAGTATTTGAACAGATCATACGACCAGCATTGGCTGATGTTCGCGGAGGTGCTTTGTTTATTGGTACCCCAAAAGGCCGTAATCATTTCTATGAAATGTTCAAGTACGCCGAGGTTAAAAAAGATCCGGAGTGGCGGGCTTTTCATTATACATCTTTTGATAACCCTCTTTTACACAAAGACGAGATTGAAGCAGCAAGGCTATCAATGTCCTCTTTTGCCTTTAAGCAGGAATTTTTAGCTGCGTTTGAGGCAGCATCTAGTGATCTGTTTAAGGAAGAATGGATTAAGATAGACGCAACAGAACCAAAAGAAGGTAGTTATTATATTGCTGTTGACTTAGCAGGTTTTGAAGATGTTGCTAGTCAGACAATGAATAAAAAGAAGCTACTTGATGAAACAGCTGTTGCTGTTGTTAAAGTATCTGAAGCTGGGTGGTGGGTTGCTGATTTAATACATGGGCGATGGGATATTAAGCAGACAGCTAATGAAATAATCAAAGCAGTCTCTAAATATGAGCCTAATGCGGTTGGTATTGAAAAAGGATCATTGAAAAACGCTGTAATGCCGTACCTTACAGATTTAATGCGTAGGTACAACAAGTACTTTCGCATTGATGAGGTCACACACGGTAATAGAAAAAAGACAGACCGTGTTGTATGGGCACTACAGGGGCGCTTTGAACATGGTCAAATCACCTTAAACGAGGGTGCTTGGAACAATGAATTCATCGACCAATTATTAAACTTTCCTAATACACAAATGCATGACGATTTACCAGATGCTTTAGCATACATTGATCAAGTGGCATCTGTTTCATATGCTTCCAACGATGAGTTTGATGATCGCTGGGAACCGTTAGACGCTGTAGCAGGTTATTAAGGACTATTATGAACGACATGGAAGAAAACAGTTTAGTTGGGTGGGTTACTGACAAAGTAAACTTATGGCGTAATCACCGCGATGCCAATTACCTAGAAAATTGGAAGCAGTACGAACGCCTATGGCGAGGAATCTGGGATGCTAATGATCGGCAGCGTGAATCCGAGCGTTCCCGCGTCATTACCCCAGCGTTACAACAAGCCATTGAAGGACACACAGCAGAAATTACAGAAGCTGTTTTTGGTACTGGTGAGTATTTCTTCGATATTGTTGACGATATGCACGACCAGCAACCGCAGGATGTAGAGTATATTAAGCAATATATGCATGAGTGCTTTAAACGGGACAAAGTAAGTAAGGCAATTAGTGATATTATTTTGCTTGGTTCTGTTTATGGCACAGGTATTGGTGAGCTTGTTGTTGAGGAAAAGAAAGAACTTACACCCGACACACAACCAATGCCAGAAACAAACACTATTGCGGTCGGTGTAACTGAAACAACTAAACTAACGGTCGGTTTGCGTGTAGTTAACCCTAAAAATTTCTTAATTGATCCGGCTGCTACTTCCGTAGAGGATGCTGTCGGGTGTGCTATTGAAGAATATGTATCAGCACACAAGATTGCAAAGGGTATGGTGGACGGGGTTTATAAACGCAAGAATGTAGGGCTAGACAACGGAGAGCAAGACTTAGAACCAACGCAAGAATCAACAGACCCTACTGACGATAGAGTAAAACTTGTACGCTATTATGGTTTAGTTCCTCGTGACCTGCTAGAAGGTAGCGAACAGCCTGTAAACTTGTTTGGTGAAGGTGAAGTACAGCAACGGTATGACGATATGGTTGAGGCTATTATCGTTATTGCTAATGATTCAGTTCTACTTAAAGCAGATGAATCGCCATATATGATGAAGGATCGCCCTATTGTTGCTTATCAGGATGATTCTATGCCTAACCGCTTTTGGGGGCGTGGTATTGCTGAGAAAGGCTTCAATATGCAAATGGCTCTGGACGCACAAATGCGTTCACATTTAGACTCATTGGCGCTAACAACCGTTCCTATGATGGCTATGGACGCTACTCGTATGCCACGTGGTTTTAAGTTTGAAGTTCGTCCAGGTAAGACGATGCTAACTAACGGTAATCCTAGCGAAATCTTAGCACCTTTCAAGTTTGGCGCTACTGATGCTGGTAATATGCAAACAGCGCAAGCATTTCAAGCAATGCTGCTACAAGCAACAGGCACTATTGACAGCGCCGGTATGGTTGGACAGACAGTTCAAGGAGAGGCTGGATTATCTGGCATGTCTTTAGCCTTGTCTGGGCTAATTAAGAAAAATAAGCGTACTCTAATGAACTTTCAAGAGACATTCCTTATCCCCTTTATTGAAAAGGCTGCATGGCGTTATATGCAGTTTGCTCCGGAAGCTTTCCCAGCACAGGATTGGAAGTTTATCCCAGCGTCTACTATGGGTATGATGGCTCGTGAGGTGGAACAACAGCAGTTTATCAATTTACTTAAGACTTTAGGCCCGTCCACACCAATGACACCTGCTATTATGATGGGGATTGTTGGTAATAGTTCATTGAGTAACCGCACACACTTAATGCAGATGTTGCAACAGATGATGCAACCTGATCCACAACAGCAACAGATTCAACAAGCACAGATGCAGCTAACATTCCAAAAAGCACATGTGGATATTGGAGAAGTAGAAAGCCGTATTGTGTTGAATCAAGCAAAAGCCCAAAACATGGCTGCGGATACTCAACTCAAACCTGTTGAAACACAAGCTAAATTAGCTAGTGCCGCTTCAACTAATCTACAAGACGACAGCACTAAAGAATTTGAAAAGCGATTAAAACTAGCTGAACTTGCATTAAAGGAAAAAGATATTGATAGTAATATTGAAATTACTAGAATGCAAATGGACAGAGGAAGTATTGCTTGACAAATAGAAAGATTATTGATATAATGATTAACAAAGAATTACAAACATATTACGAAGAACGCTTTTCAATGATGTCAACACAAGCGTGGCATCAGTTAATGGAGGATGTTCAAATAATGTTTGAAAACTATTCTAATATAAACACTGTAAATACAGTAGAGGAACTGCAATACCGCAAAGGCCAGCTAGACATTATTCAATGGCTACTTAGCTTAGAAGATATTTCAGAAGCGTCTTATAAAGAGCTGCAAGAATGAAGCGCCTCTACACATTTAAGTGTTCAAAAGAATCCTGCCAGCACATCTATGATGATTTGGTAGAATATGCGTCTACACATAATTGCCCTTTGTGTGGTGCATTATCGACTAAGGTGGTTAACGCACCTATGTTTAAGTTAGAGGGCATCACTGGAGCGTATCCGACAGCCTATGATGCATGGGAACGGAAGCGTAAACAGAAGTTAGCAGAGGAGCGTAAGCATACCGAAGCTAACCTATAATCCTATAATGCTACGGCACAGGAGATAAATATGGCTATTGTAGAAGAAGTTATTGATATTAACGACAGCAACATTGACGCTAATGAGCCTCTCGTTGAAACAGCAGAGCAAACTCAAGAACAGCAACCACAGGATGAACTACCTGAAAAGTATCGCGGTAAGTCTGCTTTAGACATCGCAAAGATGCATCAGGAAGCTGAACGCCTTATTGGGCGACAGGGTTCAGAAGTTGGGGAGCTTAGGCATATTGTCGATGATTTTATCAAGGCTCAGACAAAGCCAGTACAAGAGGCAACGGTAGAAGATGTTGACTACTTCACTGATCCTCAGAGAGCAGTACAAAGTCAAATTGATTCACATCCTGCTATTGTGCAAGCGCAGCAAGCGGCATTTGCAATGAAACGGGCAGAGGCAATGAATCGTGTTAAGGAAGCGCATCCTGATTTTCAAGACATCGCAAACGATCCATCCTTCGCTGAGTGGGTGAACGGATCAAAAGTACGGCTTGAACTATTTGGACGAGCAGACCAGCAATTTGATTTTGATTCTGCTAATGAGTTGTTGTCTACATGGAAAGAGCGTAAGGAACTTAGTAAAAAAATGACTGAGGTTTCCGCTGTAGACCGCAAACAACAACTTAAAGCCGCCGCTACTTCAGTTAGCGGTAGTTCTGACGAAGGTGTAGGCAAGAAAGTATATCGTCGTGCCGACATTATCAAACTAATGCAAACAGACCCAGATCGTTACGATGCTATGCAATCTGAAATCATGGCAGCGTACCGTGAAGGCCGTGTTAAATAAATAAGGAGATTCACAAATGGCTAATTTTTCTAGCACTAACGGTGTAACTAACACCACTGCTGCTACCTTTATCCCAGAGGTATGGAGCGATGAGATCGTAGCGGCTTATAAGAAGTCACTCGTTATGGCCAATCTTGTTAAAAAGATGGGCTTTAAGGGTAAGAAAGGCGATACCGTCCATATTCCTACCCCCACCCGTGGTTCAGCCTCAGCTAAGTCCAGTCTTGCTCAGGTTACTCTACAGGCGGCTACCGAGTCTGACACTCCAATCTATATCAATAAGCACTACGAGTACAGCCGTTTAATCGAGGATATTACCGAAGTACAGGCTCTATCAAGCCTTCGTCGGTTCTATACCGAAGATGCTGGTTATGCCCTTGGTAAGCAAGTTGATACCGATCTAATCACACTTGGTCGTGGCGCTAATGGTGGCACTTCATCTAACGCACAGTATGCTGGTGGTATCATCGGCTCTACCGGCGCTGCTTATACTTACGGTACTTCCAACGCAGCCGCTATTGCTGATGCTGGTATCCGTAAGGCTATTCAGCTAATGGACGATGATGATGTTCCTATGGACAACCGTTCTTTAGTTGTACCACCAACTGCCCGTAATTCTATGCTAGGTATTGCTCGTTTTACCGAACAAGCATTTAAGGGCAATGGCGATACTCTAATGACAGGCCAATTTGGTGACATTTACGGTGTCAAGGTGTTTGTTTCTACCAACTGCGATACTGCTGCTGGTAACTCAACTACCGACCGTGTTGCACTAATGTTCCATAAGGATTGGGCTGTTCTCGTAGAGCAGCTTGGTGTGCGTAGCCAGTCTCAGTATATGCAAGAGTTTCTAGCAACCTTGTATACTGCTGATATGCTGTATGGTGTTGGCGAACTACGCGATTATGGTGCTATTCCAATCGTTGTACCAGCCTAAATAGGCTAAAGCAGGGGCAGCAGCAATGCTGCCTCTGTTCATATTTATATGCTTTTAGGTAAAGAGAGAGTAAATAACTATGAAATACTACTTTCAAATGGTAGTTAACGGAACTGCCAATACTGTTGCTGTTGTTAATAATGAAGTGGATGCTAATTCATTTCGTTATGATACAGGGTGGTTTGAACTAACTGAGGAGCAATACAATGGCTTGTTCAAAAAAGACGAAGAAACCACAAAAGCAAAAAAAGCAATTAAAAAAGTAGAGGAATAATAATGGCTATTTATCGCGGCCCTGGTGGTGTTGGTGATGATGTTAGTGATGCAGTAGTATCACAAGTAGCTACTTATGCTTCCCAAGCGGCTACTAGCGCAGCTTCTGCGTCTACTAACGCAACTGCGGCTAATACTTCAGCTACTACAGCATCTACATCAGCAACAAATGCTGCTACATCCGCATCTAACGCAGCAAATAGCGCAGCATACGCAGCTACTTTCGTATCTAATGTAGAAAGTAGTGTGGACGCTGCTGCTGAGTCTGCATCTGATGCTAGTACATCAGCATCCAACGCCAGTACATCAGCATCCAATGCTAGTAC